GTTGACCAATTATGTCAACAGCAATGCGCAAAAAAATTATCAGGAGCGATCACATGCAGACCATTGAAGCCATCCGAAAACAGCTACAGGATCGGAACCTTCGGGCGGTTAGCCGGTTGACGGGGGTTGGATATGCCACAATCCTGCGTCTGATGCGCGGCGCGACACCATCTTACGGCGCGTTGAAGAAGCTGAGCGACTATTTGGGGGACAAGCGTGACTGACCTGACGCATATCCTAGGCGGCCCCTGGAGCCCGCCGAAGCCCGCGCCGATCGAAGATCAGATCAGAGACGCTATGCGCGCGGCGGGCGTGACACCGCCTAGTTCGATTGTGATCGACGGCACGCTGCACCGGTACCAGACCGGCAGCAAGGGCCAAGCCGGGCACGATAAAGCAGGATGGTACGTGTTCTTTCCCGACGGCGTGTGCGCGGGGATGTTTGGCGACTGGCGCACGGGCGTGACGCAGACATTCAGAGCTGAGGTGGGGCGGGAGCTGACGGCCCAGGAACAGATGGCCATCACCCGCAGGCAGGCGGAAGCCCGCGCCGCTCGAGACGCCAAGGCCGCGCAAGCCGCTGAGACAGTGGAGGCCATATGGGCGCAAGCAGGGGCGGCGAGTGATGACCATCCCTACCTTGCGCGCAAGCGGGTCAAAGCCCACGGCCTTCGCATCACTGGCGACGGGCGGTTGATGGCTCCGCTCTACGATCACACGGGCGCGCTGTCGTCACTGCAATATATCGATGCCGAAGGCGGCAAGCTCTATCACGCAGGGGCGGCGACAGGGGGGCGGTATTGGGTTGTCGGAAGCTGTGAAGGCGATGTCATTTACATTGCCGAGGGCTTCGCCACAGCAGCTACCATTCACGAAGTGACCGGCAAGCCCTGCGTGGTGGCGTACAGCGCCAGCAATCTGGTCCCCGTCACCGGCTTTATACGCGAGGCTCACCCGGACGCTGAGCTGGTCATTGTGGCGGACAATGACGCCAGCGGCGTTGGCCAGAAATACGCCGATCAAGCAGCAGCCAAACACCGCGCCAAGGTGGTGGTCATTCCCATCCAAGGCGACGCCAATGACTACGTTGCTGGCGGCCATGACCTGCAGGCCCTGCTTAACCCGCCGATCGAGCAATGGCTCATTCCCGCCGATGAGTTTTCAGCCCAGCCCGCGCCGCTGCGATGGTTGGTTAAAGGCTGGATCCAGGCCGAAGCCCTGCACATGATCCACGGCCCTTCAGGCGGGGGCAAGACGTTTGCCGTGCTTGATCTCATGCTGCACATGGCGGCGGGCCGCACTGAGTGGAACGGCTGCAAGGTTAAGCCGGGGGCGGTGGTCTACCTCGCCGGTGAAGGACACCACGGTCTTCGAGGGCGCGTCGCCGCTTGGAAACAACACCACCAAGCCAATTCCGCGCAATCGATCAGCCTGACCATGTGGTTAAGCCGAGAAGGGTGCGATCTCAACACCAAAGAAGGCTTGCAGCATGTGATCGATCACATCAGGGGCCTGAACCACCAGCCCGACGTGATCGTGGTGGACACCCTGCATCGCTTCCTCAAGGGCGATGAGAACAGCGCCCAGGATGCGAAGACCATGCTGGACGCTTGCGCCCACCTCATGCGGGGCTTTGGGTGCGCTGTCATTCTCGTTCACCACACAGGAGTGAGTGAGGAGGCCCAGCACCGCGCCAGAGGATCAAGCGCCTGGAGAGGAGCGCTGGATATCGAGATCAGCGTGGTCCCTGGCGACAACGGGTTGCTGCGTCTTGTCCAACGCAAGAGCAAAGACGCTGAGCTGAAGCCGCCGATGAATGGCAAGCTCGAGGCGGTTACCCTTGCCGGATGGGTCGATGAAGATGGCGAAGCCGTCACCAGCGCGGTTCTCGTCGAAGCCCCGCCAGAGCCGAAAGAAGCCAGTGGAGCCATCCACCACCACCAGAAATTATTTTCTAGGGCTTGGGTCGAAGGGGGCAAGATTTTGCTTGGCGAGGATCCATTTGTAGCAAGGGATGCCGTGGCCATTTTGCTCCAAAATGATGGCTACAAGCCGGGATCGGTCAAAAATATGCTCGCACCAAGCAGCAAGGGGAAGCCCGTGCATGACCTGCTGAATGCTGAATGGATTAAAAAGGCGTCAGATGAGGGAGATGATAGCGACGGCTGGATCATCATCGAGCCAGGGTGGAGGGCCTCACTTTTGGTCATTAGTGACTCACCAGTGAGTCATCAGTGACTTTGCGTTACAAAGTCATCGGTCATCGCACGGTCATTTGTGAGTCATCGATGAGTGGTCAGGAGTGAGCACAATTTCACTCAGTCACTCACTCACTTTTCACTCACACCTTAGGGTGAGTGAAGTGAGTGACTGAGTGAAGTGCTCGCTGAAGGTGACTCCGGTGACGCAGTGACGGCTAAAAAAGGGGTTGGATTAGCTAAGTCTGGCCAAGGTGTGCGGTTTAGAAGGGATTGGTTAGCTAGGTCTGGCTAAGTGGCGACGCGGTTGGTGCAATGGTTAACGGCAGAGGCGGCAGAGGTGGAACGACATGAAGGAAGATTACTGGAAAGCAAGGTGCGAGGAGCTGGAGGAGGAACTCCGCCAAGTGCGAAAACTCCTCGATGAGGAAATTCATCCCGTGGTGTCGGCGATGGGCATGATCGCCCCGCAGACCCCCAGCGGCGCGGTCGCAATGGTCGCGGCGCTCTACGAGGCTTACCCCCGCGCGCTCTCACGAGATCGGCTTATGCTTGTGAGAAGGGCGTGCAGGCATGACGTGGACCCAAAGGTTATTGATGTGCAGATCTGTCGCGCACGCCAAGGATTGCGGCGGGCTGGCGTGGAAGGGCCGATCATCGTCACGGTCTATACCGCTGGCTACCGTATGCACGCAGGGGCCTATGCGTGGCTGTCTGAGCGGTTGGCGGAGGTGGAACGGTTGACGGACGCACGGTTGACAGAGGGGTCGAACCTTGCTTCTGTCGCGACAAAACACAGGGGTTGACGGCAAAACATAGGGGCTGATCATGGGCAATCATCTGGACATGGCGCAACGCCAAATCGAAGACAGAGCCGAGCTGAGCCGCGTGCGCGCCGAGCTGGCGATCCAGCGCAAGGCGCTCGCTAACCTGGAAGAGCGCGAAATCGCAATCGTGGGGCGCATGGATGAGCGCCTGTTGGCCATGGCTAGCTTGTTGGAGGCCGATAAGGCGATCGGGTTGGTGGTCGAACAGCCTGCGGTTTCAGTGGATGCGGATGCGGTTGACCTGGCCGCCGTGTCTGACGGCCCAGTGGACCGTGCTAACGGCGCGGCGGTGTTTTAGTGTCCGCGATCGGTAACCCCGCAGCCGTCCAGGCAGCAGCGGCTAAACGCGACCAATGGGGCCGCGAGCGCTATGAGCAGGGTCGCCGCGACGGCGAGGCGCAGGCTGAAGCCCGGTATGCCGATCGCCTGGAAGGCGCCCGCACGGAGCATCTGCAGGAGATCGCGCGCCTCGATGAGAGGCACAAGGCTAATGATGTCGAGATCAGAGGCGCCGCTTACTGGCGCGGCAAAGTGATCGGCGGCATTGGTGGTCTCGTTGTCGGCGTGGTGCTGGCTGTGATGGTTAACGCCTTGATGATCTCTCAGACTGAGCGCGCTATTGCCGCCGGGGCGAATGTGGCCCAAGGTGGGATGACCGCAGGGCTCGCGATCGATGCCTTGCAAGAAGGGGCAGAACAATGAAGATTGGCGTTGGACTTCCACCCGGCTGGTCCGTTATCGGAACCATCCTCACAGGCGCTCTTCTCTGGGTCGGCGCGCAGCTGCCGGCATGGCTCGCTTGGGGCTTTACCGTCTTGACGGCGCTGGTGCCTGATGTCAGTGTGGCGCCTGTTGTTGAACCGCCGCCCCCGGTGCAGTGATGGCGAAGCGACCTGGTCTTTACGCAAACATCGCAGCCAAGCGAGCCCGCATAAAGGCAGGCTCTGGTGAGAAGATGCGGAAGCCTGGCGCAAAAGGCGCTCCCACCGCGAAAGCTTTTCGCGAGAGCGCGAAGACGGCGAAGAGATAAAACGTAGCTCGCGCGCGGTAATATGAAGAAACCAGGTCGCCCTGCTCACGTTAAAACTGAAGAGAACGCGCAGCGCGTTGAGCAGTTGTGTGCCTATGGCATGGATCACGTCACTATCGCCAAGATCTTTGGCATTAGCCACGACACGCTGACCAAGTATTATCGCGATGAGCTTGACGTTGGCAAAGCCAAGGTTGTTGAACAGGTTGCAAACTCGCTGAAGCAGAACGCCCTTAATGGCGACACGCAGGCGCAGAAGTTTTTTCTGTCAAGCCGTGCGGGCTGGAGCGAAAGCTCGCAGCAAAAGGTTGATGCGAGCGTAACCCTTGCCGTCGTCACAGGCGTCCCGCATGCCTCAGAAGCAGATTAGCCTCGCCTACTACCCCCGCGAATGGCAGGCCGAATGTCACAAGCGAAGGGTTAGGTTTCGCGTGTTGGCGCTCCATAGAAGGTCGGGCAAAACCGAGATGGCCCTGATGGAGCTAATCGACGCGGCGCTTAAGACCACCGCAGACCTGGCCTACTACGTCTATCTCGCGCCTTTCCTGAAGCAGGCCAAGACCATCGCATGGGCGCGCTTGAAGCAGCGGCTGGGGCCGCTTCTGAACGTCAATGCGTTGACGGTTAACGAGAGCGAGCTAAGCATCAAGCTGGCGCACAATGGCGCAGTGATCCGGATCTTCGGCGGCGACAACCCAGACGCCTTGCGCGGCGTGCGCCTTGATGGCGTGGTCATCGATGAGGTTGCGCAGATCAAGCCTGAGGTGTGGCAGGACATCATTCAGCCGGCGTTGTCTGACCGCAAAGGTTGGGCGCTGTTCATCGGTACGCCTTCGGGCGTCAACCTCTTCAGCGAGCTGTTCTTTCGCGCCAAAACCCTGCCTGATTGGTCCTCGGCGCTTTACACGGTTTACGACACCGACGCCCTCGATACCGATGAGATCGCACGCTTGCGCCGCGACATGAGCGAGACAAGCTTCAGCCGCGAGTATCTGTGCGACTTCAGCGCGGCTGGCGAGGATCAGCTGATCTCCTTGTCTGACGTGCAAGCCGCGACGCAACGGCACTACGCAATCACAGAGTATCAATGGGCCCCGCGCATCCTTGGTGTGGATCCCGCGCGCTTTGGCGATGATCGCAGTGTGATCTTTCCGCGTCAGGGTATGGTGGCCTTTCCGCCTATCGTCCTGCGTGGCGTGGACAACATGGACTTGGCCTCGCGCGTTGCGGCCAAGATCGCTGAGTGGCAACCCGATGCGGTGTTCGTGGACGCAGGCAATGGCTCTGGCGTGATCGATCGCCTGCGTCAGCTTAAGCATGAAGTCACCGAAGTCTGGTTCGGCGGGCGCCCCATTGACGAGGCGTACAAGGACAAGCGCACTGAGATGTGGTGCGGGCTGGCCGAGTGGATCAAACTGGGCGGCGCGATCCCTGATGACGTGGCCCTCAAGCAAGACTTGGCCGCGCCGACTTACGCCTTCACGCAGACGGGTAAGCGCGTGCTTGAAAGCAAGGATGACCTTAAGGCGCGCGGGCTTCCTTCGCCTGATCTTGGCGACGCTCTGGCCCTGACCTTCGCCGCGCCAGTGGCGGCTAAGACCCGCTTTGAGCGCCAGCGCGATGAGTTGGCTCGGCCCCGATCGCGTGGTGAGTACAACCCTTTGGATATGGTCTGATGGCGATCCCGCGCGAGATCATCGCCAGCGAGTGGATCGATCGCGCTTGGCCGTTGCTCGAAGAGCATTACGCCGAGCTGGCGACCGTGCCTGATATCATGCTGCTAAAGCCCGACGTCGAGCGCTACCAGACCCTTGAAGCGGCGGGAAACCTCTTTGCGATTGGCATGTTTGACACTCATGTCGATGCTGATGGCAATGGCGCCGAAACCCTCGTCGGTTACAGCGTTAATATTGTGTGCACCAACCTGCATTATGGCGACCTGTTGATGTGCCAGAATGATCTCCTTTTTGTGCGGCGATCACACCGGCGCGGCATGACCGGCATGCGGCTGATTACGGCGACTGAGCGGGCCGCCAAAGAGCGAGGTGTCAAGATGATGCTGTGGCACGCTAAGCCGGGGACAACCCTCGATCGGATGCTGCCGAGGCTGGGTTACGGCATCCAAGACATCATCTATTCGCAGGTGCTGTGATGGCTTTGACCGCTGCTATTGCTTCAGTCGCCGCATCTGGCGCAAGCGTTTACCAAGGCCAGAAGGCCCAGAAGGCTCAACGCCGCGCCGCCAACCAAGCCACCATGCAAGCCGAGATGCAACAGCGTCAAGCCGAGCGTGAGTTCAACCGCGCGAACCAGAAGCGCCCCAACATTGCAGCGCTCGCCGCACGCAA